GAAATCGAGTTGGTGAAGAAGAAGCTAACAAAATTTCCAGTAAAGCAAGAACTAGGGGTACCAAACTCCATTCTATGATGGAAGACTATTTGGCTAATGTTCCCGTGAAAACTATCTTTGAAAACGTGATGCCGGATGTTAAGCAATTATTTCTTGACATTCGGCCAGTTGCTGATAGAATAGACAACATTCACCACTTAGAAGCTGCTCTTTTCTCGGAGAAGATGAGACTGGCTGGAAGAACTGATGTGATTGGTGAATTTGACGGTAAGTTATCGGTGATTGATTTTAAAACTTCAAGGAATGAAAAGAAGGAGGAATATATACAAGACTACTTTCTTCAAGCAACAGCATATGCTCTGATGTATGAAGAAAGAACTGGTATAGAAATAGACCAGATTGTTGTATTGATAGTATCGGATGCGTTATCTTATCCACAAGTTTTCGTAAAGAGTAAGAAAGACTATATCGAACCACTCTTCGATAAGATTTTACGATATCATCGAGAGATCAATAAGGAGTAGATTATGAAAATCTTTGTTGCTGTTGTGCTCACCATTCTTTTTGTGAGTGCTGCTAAAGCTGACAATTGGTCTGATAATACACAATATAGATTTGACTCCAATACCGATGAATCGGAAAGACCGCGAAAAAGACAACAAACAAAGAGAAATAAAGAACCAAAGTATTATAAACCAAAGGGTATCAAGAGCGGATGTTTACCTTCATCCATTACATCTAAGCTAAATGATATTAGATCAAAGTTTGGATCGATTGTAATTATCTCTACTCATAGACCAGGAGCTAAAATTGCAGGAACTAATAGGACAAGCTATCATGCTTCTTGTAGGGCTGTTGATTTTAATGCTCCTCGTGGTAAATACAATCAAGTAGTCAAGTATCTGAAACAAACTTGGAATGGTGGTGTAGGAACTTATTCATGTAATATGCATCACATTCATATTGATAATGGACCAAAAGTTAGATTTCATAAGTGCCAATAGGAGAAAACAAATGAAAAAGATTTTACTATCATTAGCTCTACTTGCTGGAATGTCAACAGCTACTCTAGCAGGACCAAGGAATTATACACAACCACATCATCACCATCATCATCACCATCACCATCATAACAATGGTGCTAGAATTGGTGCTGGTGTCGCTTTAGGTATCATGGGACTTGCTATTGGTGCAGCTATTGCGTCAAATCGGTACAGAGATTGTTATTGGGTAACTCGTCGTGAATATGATGGATATGTAGGACGTTGGATCGTCCGTGATGTAAAGGTATGTGAATGAACAAAGTAATCCTTGTTGATGTTGATGGCACGTTGGCCGATTCCGATCATCGTGAACATTATCTTGAAACTAAGCCGAAGAACTGGACTGCATATTATGCAGATGCTTTGAAGGATAAACCTTATGAAGATATTGTCTGGTTAGTAAAAACTCTCAAGAATGCAGACAATAAAATTCTAATTGTTACTGCCAGATCAGAAGATTATCGAAATATTACAGAACAGTGGTTGAGAGAAAAGGCTGATCTAGAAGGTGTTTATGATAAGATTTATATGCGTGAATCTGGAGATTACAGGGATGATGATATAGTCAAGGAAGAAATGCTTCAATCAATTCGACTTGACGGATATGATCCATTCATGGTTCTAGATGATCGAGGACTGGTCGTAGACATGTGGAGGAATTTAGGTATCAGATGTCTACAAGTTAGAGATGGAGTGTAATCATGGGTGGTTATGATAATGAAACCAGTAGAAGCTTATCTAAAGTCAAACAGAAATCTAGGGATCATCATTATCATAAAAACAGAAAACTGTATGAAGAATACACATCCGGAAAATTTCAATATCTAATGAGTTTTTCGGATTACAAAAAGAAAGTCAAGAAGAGAAAAACTACTTGACTTTCCAGGTTTGATGTGCTATAAATAGTTATTGTATCGTTGAAGCGATTGAAGAACGGACTGGACTGGGTTTCAATACCCACACCTCCACCATAGATACACTTAGGATGATGCATCATAATTAAAGGTATAGTAACCTTGCCGAGTGTATCTTTTATGGGGGTGAAAGGATCGACAGACGTATTGGAGAGAGTGGAGATACCGGTAAGGAACGACCGACAATTAGTCCAAAAACGTAAAGGCAGCAAACGATAATGCTCCATTTGAGACACGCCTAGCGGCTTAATCTCATTGGGTTTGGTGGTTTTCCTCGAAACAGAAAAACCACCACTTTTTTTATAGGGAGGTAGACAAATTTAATGCCATGAAAAAGCCGATTCTGCGGGAACATAAGCATATTATCGTTCGTGCATATGTAAATAATCCACCTAAGGAAGCATTGGCTTTATCGGATTGGTGTTGTGATGTAATCAGTTTGGTCGGTATGAAAGTTATTGGTGGTCCACTTGTTGTCTATTCAGACATGGAAGGTAACAAAGGTCACACTGCTGTAGCCATTCTAGATTTCTCACACCTTTCTATTCATGTATGGGATGAAATATCTCCTGCTCTTATAGAGTTTGATCTATTCTCCTGCAAGAATTTTGATGTAAATATTGTCTTGCGTAAACTTGATGAATTTGATATAATATCTCACTCGTTTGTTGTGGTAGACAGAGATGACTTTGACCAAAATCTCAAGCCCTTTTGAGGATGATAATATGAATGATGAAATGATGAACTTTTCTCTCTTGATTGAAGAAATAGTCTATATGAAAGATGTTTCATACATGGATGCTATCGTTCTTTATTGTGAAGAGACAGGAATGGAGGTGGAAGTTGCTGCAAAGCTTATTTCACCATCAATTAAAAACAAGATAAAAGAGGAAGCCGAAAATCTTCATTTCTTACCAAAGAATCAATCTCTCAAATTACCTTTCTAATGAAACTCTCGCCCTTTGAAACCTATTCGTTGTTTCTTGCTCTGAAGAATCATTTCAGCAAACCTTCTTATGATTTCTTCAAGTATAACGGCAAGACAAATGCATCCTTCAAATCCTTTGAGAAGAGGAGAGATAGATTTCACTTTGACAAATTATCCAAGAAATATGATGCCCTTCAACTAAAGGATCTGTTTGTAATTAATCTGCTCAAAAACAGAACCTGGATTGGTGACTTTCTTGAAGAAGATGCCCATGATAACTATATACAATATAAGAAGAGGCAACAGTCCTTCTCTTATGTTTTCACTAATGAAATTGAAAAGGCATTTGCCCATGTATCCTCTCCACGAGAGCTTTTCAAAATCAACTCTAATCAATTTCCCAAAATCGTTGAACTGTATCTCAATGGAGAAATCTTCATTGATACATTTGCCATGCTTGACAGTTTCATTCATTTCTCAGAAAAATTTGACAAAAAGATAGGAGAAAATGATATAATATGGAGTAAGGTAAAATTACAATCCGTGAAGATTTTACCTTTCTTAAAGTATGATAGATTCAAATTCAAACTAATTCTCAAACAGAAAATGGAAGAACACAATGTATGATTTTCCTGTAAAAAACAAAAAAAGAGCAGATCGTAGAAGCAAGAAGTTCAAGATGAGGGAGAAAGCAGAACAAATTTCAAGACGATGGTATCCAACTTATGATGAATCGTTTCATGAAAATTGGTCAGTCAAACATGCAGACAATTTGAAGAATTGTTCCTGCCACATGTGCTGTAACAGGAGAAGTGTTGAAGGTAAATCTATACAAGAGAGAAGAAATGAGTATAAATACGACTTGACATGAAGAAATATTCATGTCATAATACAAGTATTGATTATGAATACACTGTGGACAAGATGTTATACAAACTTTATACGGAGAAAATACGATGTCAAATTTCGCAGCACTAAAAAAGTCTTCAGGTTCTCTTGATCGCCTTTCTAAGGAGATTGAGAAGCTAAATTCACCAACAACAGAAAAGTCTGGTGATGATCGATTCTGGCAACCAGAAGTAGACAAGTCTGGTAATGGTATGGCCATCATTCGATTCCTACCAGTTTCTGAAGCTGATGGTGATGAAGGCTTGCCATGGATTCGAGTATTCAATCATGGCTTCAAGGGTCCTGGTGGTAAGTGGTATATCGAGAATTCGTTGACCACTCTCAATCAAAAGGATCCAGTGTCTGAGTATAATACATATCTTTGGAATGCATCCACTGATGATAACTCACCACAGAGGAAGCAAGCACGCACTCAAAAGCGTCGGCTGACATATATCTCAAACATTTTTATCGTTTCTGATTCTAAGAATCCTGAGAATGAAGGTAAGGTATTCTTGTATCGATATGGTAAGAAGATTTTTGATAAGATCAGTGAAGCCATGCATCCTCCATTTGATGATGAGGGAAGGTCAGCAGATCATCCCAAGTATAATCCTACTAATGCATTCAATCCATTTGATCTGTGGAATGGTGCAAATCTCAAGTTGCGTATCCGACAGGTAGATGGTTATCGAAACTATGATATGTCAGTTTTCGATGCTCCATCTCCTCTGTCTGGTGATGACAGTAAACTTGAAGCGATTTGGAAGAAGCAATATTCTCTCAAGGAATTTCTTGATCCAAAGAACTTCAAGAGTTATGATGAACTAAAGAGTAAGTTGAATAGTGTTCTAGAGTTAGATGATGTTCCTGTGAAGTCAGTAAAGCCAAAGCCTGATGTTTTCGAGAGTGCTGCAAAACGTCAGTCTGTTTCATCTCAGGACTTTGAGATGGACGATGATGATGAAGACCTAAAAGCCTTCAAAGCGTTGGCTGATGACTAAGAATTAGGGGGCAGAAATGCCCCCTTTTTTATAACAGATTACTATTAGCTATCTCAAAGTGTCCGCCTAATGCCGAATCACCCGTCTTTTCAAATCTAGCACCAGCCATAGCTCGTCTAAACGATTCATTGGAGAATGTATATGATGGACTTTCAGATAAAGTCCTTGCTGCTGCCATAGAAGTCATCATTGATTCCCAATTTGGATTGCCTCCTTGTGGAATCATTTGTCTGACCTGATTCATAATGTTTGTAGACATCTCCTGCATTCTATCATCTATATTCATATTTCCAACTTCTTGTCTTTGGGCGTTCTGTTGTTCTAGTGTCCTTGGATCAGTTCTGTATGTTGGTTGAACATCAAGGTTTCCAGTTTCAGTTAGAGAGATTCTTTCCTTATCTGGATTGATTCTAGCAATAGGTTCACCTTTATCATTGATAACTGTTGCTGTATCACCTCTCGTTTGAACTTCACCACCAGCATACTTTGCTGGAACAGGTTCTTCCTTTTTTGCTTCTGGTGCTGGAACAGATTCTTCCTTTTTTGCTTCTGGTGCTGGACTTGCTGGAGTCAAACCAGTTGGTATAAATGATCCATTTTTTGAAGCATCACCGGGAGTCGATTTTGATGCTTGCTCTATTGGAGTTTCTTGCACAGGTGCGGCAGGAGGCAAGATTGCATCAAAATGCGAACCTGTATTTTGTCTAGCATTTGAAAGTTCATTCACACCTCTAAAGTTGCCAGTTTCATATGATTTACCATATACATATTTTCCACCTTGTTCGACAAAACTTCTAATCCTAGCAGGATTTGGTTTGTATGGCTCGACCATAGTTATTCTACTTGCAGGAATACCAGCATCCAATAATCTTTGCAAATGTTTATTTCCATCACTGAATAATGTTATTGGTGCATTAGGGTTTTCTTGTGCATATTTAATCAAATCATCTACTTTAGAATTGTGTCTGAATGATTTGGTGCCCGAACCCATTCTTGCAGATTGTTGTTCAAAATTTTCACCTCTATCTTCTGAACCAGCAACGAATATTTTATTAGGCTTTTCTTGTGCTGGTAAAGCTGCTTCTCTAGAAACTTCAGTTTCTTTCTCTGTCCTAGGCTCTAATACTGCCGATACTTTTCTACCACCAGAAGGCGTCAATTCAAAATCCATATGTGGTCCAGTTCCATGTGGCCTGGATATTATCTTGAAATCTTTACCTTCTTCCATTCCATATTTTTCCGCAAGATATTTTGATAGTCTTTTATGTCCACCACGATAATCGGCATCATTTAAAGTGAAGTCTAATTTTCTTCCTGATCTATGGCTTGTTCCTGGTGCACGTCTAGTCTTATGCCATAAATCATTTTGTGCAGTAATTCTTCCAAAATTTTCACCAAAATGTTGTTGAATATCTCCTGCAAGCAATGTTGTGTTCCTATCATTTGCACCACCGGCAAATGCTTGCCCACCTTTCTTTTCAAGTTCTGAGAATCTAGTAATACCCATTTCTTTTAGAGTTGCCGTTTTTCCATTATCCATTTTAACTTTTAGGTCAAGAACTGATTCTGGTAATATATCTTCCTTAACTGCTTCTGTTAAAAGTTTAGCCGCCTGCTCTTTAGCAGGTTCACTGTTTTTTGTTTCTATGGTTTTTGCTGCAAGACCATTAAGTTCTGTTAATAATTCCGGCTTCTTTTCTAGCTTATCTAAAAGTGACCGTCTATCTTCAATAGACATATTCTCTTTCATATACTTTACGATTTGAGGATTTAAATCTTTAGGTATCCTCTTTTCTAATTCCATTGCTTCTTTTGGATCAACGCCTTGAGGTAGTTTTGGGAAATCTTTAGTAACATCTGCAACAGATGTTGTTGGCTCACTGCCTTTAGGTCCAATATATGCTGTCCCATCTGGATTTACAGTTATTGACATAGAACCACTTCTTTTCATGTAATCCAGTAGATGTGCCTTAAATTTAGGCCATTCTTTTCTACTTATAGCAATACATCCAGCACTATACAACTTATCTAAATCTGTTTGGCTGTGTATCAGCATACCAACTCTATTTCTACCGACTTTTGGATCAAACATATCTTTGACATAGAAAGAATTGTTTTCGAAAAATCTATATTGACTTTTTCTGTGCAATCCAGTTATATCAAATGTTCCATACGGCATAGAGCCTGCTTTTCTACCACCAGAACCAAATGTATATTCAACTCCCTCCATAGTCAATTTTCCAGTATAAAAATGCTTACGATCTCTATTTAATTGCTCAAGTTGCTTGGGATCAGTAGTTATTGTTTTCGGCCTCAACGGAGTTTGCTCAGTTGTTCCTGTTTTTGAAGGATCACCGGGAGTTGCTGTTGATGCCTTTTCTAGTGCAGATCGAGATTGTTGTTCTTCTTTAATTTTTCTATAATTATCGATACCGCCTGCACTATACATCCTAAAGGCTTCTCGTATTTGATCGTCTGAAATAGTCCCTTTTAACCCAGCCTCATGTTGAGCATAACTTTTAAATACTCTATACATAAACTCTTCATTTTTTAGTAATTCAGGCGTTATAACAGTTCTACCATCAATTGTTGTCCCATCAGACAATTTAAATGATGGTACATTTCCGGGCCTATTTCCTCTCCAAGTATAAGTTGCCTGTTGCAAGGTTTTTCCAGCATAATTTCTGCTTGTTGAAAATAGGTCCATATTAGATGCCATACCATGAGTAATCGTAGGAAATTTACCTATTCTATTATTACCAGAAATAATACCATATCCCTGAACACCATATAATTCATCTCTTTTCCTACTCCAAGAAGCACCCGGATTATTATATCTTACTGAAGCAGGCCTTCCATCATATGGAACATCTGTCCGCACATTCCATGTTCCAGGTTTAGATTGTTCTCCCAATTGTATATCTGTCTGTGGTATTTCTTTTTTTCTATCTTCAGTTACGATTTCTTCAATTCTTTTTTGCCATGATGGCTTGGCTTCGGTTCCTTTTTGTGGTTGTGCTTTAGGTGTTGGTGATGTTGTACTAGGTGCAGCAGTCGGTGGTGTATATGTTGATGCTCCACTAGATGGTGTCCCTCCAGAGGGTCTTGAACCAGCACCAGAAGGAGCAG